GAAAAACACAGCGCCTTGTTGCTGCCAGTCAAAACCAGTTTCAGCCTGAATGCGATCAACCAGTTTATTCGCAGCGCCGGAGCAAGGCGATTCACCAGCCGGATACGTTCCCTCTGACGGCATATAAGCCGATTCAACCAGGGGAACGGCTGTATCCATTGCTGAGGAATAGCTGTTGTTATTTGAACTGAACCCCAGATTCCCGTATGGCTGAGTGGTTGAAAGTGGTGGGTTAGCCGCCGCTGATGCCGGAGGCATTTCACCAATAGACAGAGACTGGCCCTGCGACCTCACGCCGTTCCAGTCACGAAGATAAATCGGAATTACTGGCGTCTCCGGGATGTTGCCAGAACCGCCAATGACAGGAATATCCTGATCACTGTCGAATCCGGGCGTACAGGCCATCGGGATGTAATTAGCATCGCAAAAGACAATACCCGGTGGCCCCGGAATTTCTACGATCTCAACATTACCAATTTGTACGCCGCCCATTGGCGTACCAGAGATATAAGGAATACGGCGAGAATCTGTAATCGCCCACGGCACCGCATTCCCGCCAAGAGCTGCAACCTCTGCCCTTGCTAAACCTACAGCCCCCAGCCGGTTGGTGGTCAGCGGTGCTTTTCCGTCAGCATCAGCAAGCGCGTGAACGATCTCTACTCCCTCTTCATCGTAAATCGGCTCTTCAACAGTTACACCTGCCAGCTGTGCTGAGTTGGCTGCTTTATTTACCTGCTGCTGGGATGGCATTTTTCGACCAGTAGCTGCCAGCGCTCCACTGTTGTTGATAACCTCAATGGCAAGAGCAGTATCATCAGGACTGCGGTAATACGTTACGCTCCCCTCAGGGATATTAGCTATATCCGCCTGCGCTTCAGCCAGTGTCATATACTGGCGACTGAGTGGAATAAGGTTTCGACGAGTTTCATCGACAACAGCTTCACTATCAATAGCGATTTGTTCTCGCTGATCTTCAGCTTTTTTCTGAATGCCTGATAGTGAGTCCCACTCTACGCCTGTTCGAGTGGTAACAGTTAATTGAGGCCCATTAACAAAATCATCTATTGTCGCGTTATTATCCCAGGCATCGCGCATGTCTGAAGACGGGGGTGGGTTCCCCGTATTATATTGAGACATATAATTACCTATTTTAAAGTTCAGGAGGTTCCGGCCATTGAATGCCTGGGGCATTGTTTATATCTATTGCCTGCAGATTTTTAATATATTCAACCCATTTTTTCAGGCTATCTTTATCAGAATCAGAAATTGAACCAAGCAGCAACTCGGTTTGCCAGAAGTTGATTTTCTCGTGAGCTTCCTGCAATAGTTCTCTTTTGTTATTACTGGCTAAATTCACTTCAGCCGCATGCTGTGCTTCAGTATCTGTTACCCAATTATTACCATTCCACCTGTCATAAGGTGTTAACGGTTTTTGTGTTGTTGTATTATCAGGATAACCACCAAGCGAATGCACCTCCATTTCATTACCCGTCTCGATGGAATATACTGTTTCTCCGCGTCGGTCTTCAATATATACCCACGCTGATGAAATTACATCACGACAGATTGCATACCCTTCTTTTGGGCTGTCTGGTTTATCGATGGTTGAATTTGCGGGTATCCCAACCCCAATAGTCAGATATTCAGTGGATTCCCCAGTAAACTCCAGCGATTCCCCATCAAAATTATAAACAACAATATCACCAGCTACCGTAGCAATCAGATTACTATCCAGTTTTGCTTTCGTCATTATGCGGCCCTCACGATATAGTTAAATGCGACGTTATGCGGCCGGTTCTCATTAGCCGTTGGGACCTGAGACGCTGCGTTAAACTTCAGATTGCGGAATTGAACGGAACTACCTGAGCCAAGAGGCACAAGATTAAAGCCAGTGCCATTATATGCAAGAACCCCCACAGATGAGTTCGCGTCATCTGTCCAGACGTTAGCCACGCTCCCTGTCATTTGACGGATTGCGTCTCCCTGCATGCTTAATATTGCGCGTCCACTGTCAAGCCCCCTTCCGTCATCCCACCCCCTCAAGAACTCACCCCGTAAGTCTGGAAGTTTTCCCGCAGGATAAGCTTTAGCCAGTAATGGATAAGTGCTTGTATTGAAATTTGCGCCATTGCATTTTAACCATCCAGCAGGTGGCGTTTCGGCAGGCCACGGCATAGGAATACCAGCTGGTACGGATCCGTTTACAATAGCTTGCTTTAATGCCGTTACAAAAGCTGCACTATTTCCGTTATCCAGAACATCCTGTAATAAGGTATCAGATACAAACTGCGCTAAGCCAGATGCTATGAAGGTTGCCTGTCTGATTGCCTTATTTACCTGAGCTGATGAAGCTTTACCGGATGTAAACCCACTGGTTACAGCAGGTAAAGTTTTCCAGTCAGATTGAGGGGTAACATTTGCATTACTCCCCGTTGCGAAAGATAGAAAATCATTAGTCGCCATTTAAATATCCACTCCCCACGTTCCGGAATCAAACCCAGATATATATTCGTTGTTAACATCAAAGCCAAAGAAGGTGTTCCCCCCATCGGATGGCATTTGCATTTCTTTAACCTTCACTCCTGCGGCCTTAACCGTGAGATATCCATTTTGTATAGCCCACCATAATTCTGAATTAACCTGGTCGATCGGATTCAAGTCATATCTTGAAGGTATATATCCAGCAGGAATAGCAACAAATGGTCCTTTATTGACTGCGCTATCAAATATCATTCTATCGATATCACTAAGCACAATTGAGTAATCGGGCAAAATCCAGATGGATATCGACATATCCTGATTGTCAATAATCGCCATGCGGATACCTGAACCAACAAGGGCGCTATCGAGAATATCTGGTAAGGTATCGTTCTGGCCGTTCCAGTGATTTATCGCAATTTTTACTTTAAGTACCAGCCGATACACTTCATCGCTAAGATCAAGATAACCATCATCCGGATCGAATGGCCCCTGCCACATCCCCTGGTCCCAGCCCAGTTTTTCAGTATCCCAGGAAAAATAAACGCCAGAGATAGGTGTGCTTACCCTTCGTTTACGTCCTATCCATTCACCAAGGATATCCAGTTGCTTACCAACTGCCGTATCAATATCAAACGCCGAGAGCATTCCTGTCATCGTTTGGGAGATATCAATAAGGGGCCGCGTGGAAAGATCCACATGAGCAAAGAATTTCGGCTTTCCGGCGTGATAGTTTGATATCCGGTCAGTGTATTTGCTCATAGCGTCACTTCCAGATGAATATTCTCAATACTGCAGGAGGCGGAATGGTCGTAAGCGATCACGACGTTAGCAGCAGCGACCGAATCAGCAGAGGTCCCGATCAGAAGCTCTGTGATGTCGTAATACCGAGAGTTACCACCACTGACCACCCCCAGATTCGCCGGAGAATAGACACGGCTTATCACGACATTCGCCCCTATCGCCAGGGAGTTGATATATGCCGCTACAGCAGCTCTTATTTCATTCCCTACCTGTGAGGTATACCCCGTCAGAGGTTCGATCGTAATGCTCACAAAAATAGGCACATCAACCGGGCGCGAGAATCCGACCAGGTGAGGACTGCCGTATTTGTCCGGTACAGAAATTATCGTGCTGCCGTATGGCGTCGTTCCCTGGTCTTTTACGCCACGAATCGTGTTTGCAATCTCTGTGGCGTCACCGCCTTCGACAATGGCGGCTATTGAGTGTGGAGGGAGACCATTAGCATCAGGTACGTCCTGATCGTTCTCATACAGCTTGTGACGCGTGACGCCTTTAATATTCGCTATTGCACCGTCTACCGCTTCAAATGGAGTGAGAGACGGCAAGGCGACGCTCTGCGACTGCCTGATGCGAAGTTCTGAATCTTTTTCTGCCGCTGTGCCGACAGTAGCCGCCAGCGGGTTATTTGCCGATGACCAGCCCCGCGTAGGCGTGTTGATTTTGTTCACCGTTCCCGCCAGTGCTGCCACAGCACCGGAATTTGCACAGGTGGCGGTCGCAACAATCGTCCCGTCAATACCGATTGATACGGTTGCAGGTAGATTCCAGATAACCCCGTTTGCATCCTTCACTGAGCCGTTGGTGATTGTCGTCCCAGCAGTACCGGTTAATAACAGGTCAACCGTTGAATTCGTCGCCTCACGGCGTGCAATGCCGTTAATTTTGACGTTGCTGGACAGCCCCACGCCGATCCCGGTTGATGGTGAAAAACTGTTATACACCTGGATAGCAGTGTTATTAGCGTCATGGATTGCCAGCGCCATCAGCGCGATTAGCTGACCATCTTTACTATCCGGATCGATATAAGCATCACTGCCGTAAATCTGCTGAAAATATCCCGTCACAGTAGACAGGATGGTTTGATAGTCAGGCGCACTTATCCCCTCAGCGGTTACCGTTGCCGATAAGCCGAGTGATTCAAGGTCCAGAGCCATTACGCCTCCGAGGTTACTGTCGTTGTCCCATAGATGGTTTCCACCGTTGCTGTGAACGTTACACGCCGTGTACGGCTGTCAACGGTAGTATTAAAGTCGGTGATGGATTTAACCCCGCGCGTTTCAAGAATGCGTTTTCGAATAGCGAGGTTATAGGTTTCTGGCTTGTGCTTTCCGAGGACAGATTGTATCCAGGGTGTTCCTTCTGTCGTATCAAGGAACCATTCGCCGTACCAGAGCAGGAAGCGCGTTTTAATGGCCTGCGCGACGGCCTCCGGAGAGTTAACCAGCCAGGTATCATCACCCTGACCAAACGTATAATCCCCGTCATCATCTTCTCGACGGTAGCGCATGTTATCCCCCAAGCGGAGCTGTATTACTCCCACCAGATTCAACGCCGCCGTGCGTGTGCTTATCGACAATGGAACCATCCACCAGTTGCAGGCGACCATCCGGGAGGATTTTCAGGCCATTCAGATTGAATCCACCTGGCGCGGTACCGTTAATCTCACCACTCGAAGGATTAAGGCTCAGCTTTGTACCGCCATCATCGCTACGCAGTTCTACCGAGCTGGTACTGATGCCACTGATTTTTTTTGCCTGTGACTGCGGGCCAACGATGCAGAACGCATCAGATAAATCGTGCATCCTGTCGTCTACCGGCTCCTGAATACCGCCGCTTTGCCACCAGAAATCGATACAGCGGTCACCAAATATCACCAGGCATTCATCACCCTCTTTGACTGGGAATGTCAGCGTACAGCCGCCCCCACGAGGGAAAATAACCGGGACGTCCACCAGCAATGGATAATCCTGTGTTGATTTGTTGCCATCGTTATCTCGCTCAATGTAGCGGATAGCTGGCTGCACTACAGCGGTAACGGTTTCAGGATCGAAAGATTGAATAATCCCCGGTAACGCAACGCGCAATTGCTCGTTAAGGGCTTTGCGCTCTGATGCCAGAACCTCTGCTAGTGCGCCACTACGGCTTTTATCTGATATTGCCATCGGTTTTCTCCAGGTAATAAAAAACCCGCCGAAGCGGGCCTTTATGGTTACTTGTCAAATTTTAATTTTATGGAATGAAATCCTGTTTCGATAACATCAATAAGCCCATCCAGTTCCTGAATTAATAGCTCTGTTGCATCGATGGGATTCCGACCCTTTAAGTACAGGAAGTCACGAATAAATCTCGCCACAGGTGTGAGCGACGCAACTTTTCCATACACCTCAGTAGACATTATCGCCTCACTGTTTGATTTCTATTCGCCAGCGTCCACTCAGCCTCAAGCCTTGCAGACTCGTCGCACATCTGCCCTATGAAATCTATCTGGGCCGTTCTGAGCTTTTTGTGGTGACAAACAACATACCCGCGACGAAGTAGCATTTCAGTATGCCCCTCAAGGCTCGTCAGAAACTCATTGGGTTTGACTGCCGTTGCTGAGACTATGTACCCATCGCGGAAGGTGAATATGACCTCACCGTTTGCGGAGAATGGGATCATCGGCATCACTGGGGATGGTTCTTGCTTGTTAAGCAACTCGCCCTCAAGAGGAACACGAGCAGCTAATGAAAGCGCCTCTGTAAATTGCTCCTCATTGATATCTTTGTAGCTGCAACCAAAGTGAGATTTCAGCGACGACCACATGGTGATAATGGCTCGTGCCTGATTTTCCTTTGGCAACGCATGTCCACGCGTCAGAACCAACTGCTTGATGGCTTCCTGCTGGTCTGAGGTGATTTTACCCGGCGCTGTTTTCACAGTTTTGCGTGGATTAATTACCTGACCTTTGGTCCAGTATTCGTAAAGAACATCGTCGCATTCTTCCTGGTACTGGATGACCTTGTCGCGGATTTCAGGGCGAACTTTATTGGGGCTGATGGTCTGAAGCCAACCATTCAGTTTGCGCAGCGCGAGGCAAATCATAGGTCGTGATTTGCCATCGCCAGCAACCATAACGATTTCCGTTATAGTTGAAGAAAACCTTTGTTTGATTTTCTCAAGCTGGGATTGCCAAGCCATACCCATCCCTTCAACGATCGGCTTCATCGGGGTGTACGGTTCGCCATTGTGGTTGACAATGTAAAGATGCGCCCCGTGAAAAGGCACGTTGATTGCTCGATCTGCTATTGCTACACTATTCATTGTTAGTTCCTTGGTAGTTACTGACAAATTAGAAGCCTCAATGGTTGCTGCCGTTGGGGCTTCGCTGTTTTTACGACTTGATAAACCCATCCTCTCTTAAACTCCTTTCTATTCGCTTCACAACCTCGCTATTCATCGATCGTCCATCACGCCTCGCAGCCTCCTTAAGTAGCTGCTTGATATCATCAGGAAAGCGAATTCCTGTGGGTGGAACTGCTGACATGCTTTTCATTACCCCTCCATAGCTACATGCTGTAGTCATTCAAATACTACATGATGTAGCTATCTTGTCAAAGAGAATTTGACTACATTGTGTAGCTAGTTTTGTTGTGGAGAGATCATATGAAAGGTGCCAGCCAAATAGCCCCATTCGGTCTTCGGATGCCAGAGGATTTAAAAACAGCTATCTCAGAAAGAGCCGCCAAGAATGGGCGATCAATGAATGCAGAAATAGTTCAAATACTTGAAGACAGGCTTTCTACTGAGCAAGCACTAGAAGACTTTATTATTGACGATGCCAAACGTTCAGGCGGTGTTCAGTCTCTCAGCATAAAAGAGCTTGAGGAAATGTTGGAGAAAACTGTTAGGAAAGCATTCAGTGAATTTACACTATATCCAGTTGATCGCGAGGGCAGTGACGATGGGAAAAAGCCCACCTGAGTGGGCTTTAATCAGCAACCTTTTTACAGGGGAATGATCCGATAATCTTCGGGGCGTCCATACTGTGCTGCAGCAACTGGACGTTGAGCCAAGACTTCCCATTGCGCTTAATGAAGTCGAACCCATAATTGTTTCCATCACTAGCAGGCATTAACCCCATACTCCATTTGGCATTTCCTTCATCACCTTGTTTGCCAAGATATCTAACCTTTTGGCTAGTAACGAGATCGCCATTAATACGAACAAGACCTTCATTATCGTTAATGGTTAGCTTATACCCACCACACTGAACTGCTGCAATTGACTGGGCTGACAATAGCAGGCCCAGTATGAAAAATACGTTCCTCACCCAGCACCTCTTTCGAGAGAAGATTGTGTACGGAGATCCATTGCGCCACGCGCTTCACACATCATATCCATGTACCACGCCTGGCCCCTTGTATCCCCAGTGTACATAATGCCGCGCACAATATAAACGCCGTCCGTAGCGATACTGGCTGTCATTTGCTGCGAAGCTGGTAGGTCAACGTTTGAATTCCCATTTACGTTTTGATCAAAGTAGCGGCCCGGAGCCATGCTGATATCATTAGAAGGCAACGCCGTTTTATATACCGATGCCTGGTTAAGCTCAATCAGCCCGTTAACGCGGATGTTAGGGTTAATTAGCGCCCTGACGTTTATCCCGTTACCAATGGTTTGCTGTGGCATCCCTACCATCCCCGTATCGCTATTCAGCTTGATAGCGTCGTGGACATACTCACCGCGAGCGACCATTTCACGCTTACCATCAACAAACATCCAGTCGGCATTGCACTGGCTCGCCACGTTGTCCATCAGATTACGAGTCATACCGAATAACACGCGCCCTCGCGGGTAAACTGTCGCTGGCATGGTTGGTGTGCGGCCTTCTGTTACTCCGTTTACGTTGAAGTTCTTCATCAGGGCTGCATTCATATCTGCGACGGTATAACCCGCTGCAAGAGTTTGTGCGGTGATGGTGGTGACGAAGGCCCGATCTGAATCTGCCGCCTGAATCAGCACAAAGCTATCAATGGGGTTATCCTTGCCGGTTATGGTGTAGCGGATTTCACCATCGAACAGCAGACCATAGTTGCGACCTTCACTCTGACCATCTTCTTCAGTACCACCAGCGCCAGCCAACCCATCGTAGCCAGCAATTACCCTGATTCGGGAAAATTCTTCCCCGGTTATTCGGTTTACAGTATCTGCTGACAAATTATAGATTTTGAAGGTCCCTACCCGCGTTTCACTGCTGAGGTTAAACCAGTCAATATTAAACGTAACCTTAAAACTACCAAAGTCAGTGGCATTCCCTTTCTTATCGACAAGCTGCAACTCGAAATGACGCATCCAGTTCTGAGACATAATTACTCCGTGACGACCAACAGGTGACTGCCAGTGCCGAGATCTGTTTGGGTGGGATAATCCTGGTTGGCATCGTCGCAAACAACGACGAGTTGAAAGCCGAACCCGAGATAGGAATACTGCGCCAGCAAATCAGCACCAGTCACCAGCGGCACTCCCTTTACAACCTGAGAGCCTGAATTATTCGCTATATCCATAATCCAGTAGGGTTCGCGCCAGATGATGCTTATCTGGTAGGTTACATCAACCAGAATGATGCTGAACTGCTGGTTATCCGGGTATAGAGGAATTTCGATAACTTCCACTTAACCCCCTATATTCAGGAAAGATTTTCCATAATTCATGAAATTGGAAAGCAGCGATTCGTTTACCGGCTTTGGTGTTTTAACTCCTGAGTTCTGTACTGCAGATGTGTTAACACCATCCTTCATGTCAGATTTTGCCGCTACTTGCGTAGTTGTCGTGCTGGTAATAATGACCTCTCGCAATGTAAGCACAGCAGAAAGCACATTCTCAGTGGCGCGGTCAGTTGTCACCTCAATCGCACGGATCAGCATGTTGTGATAAATACGCTTTCCGGTCACTACATCAAATGGCTCCCTACTGTTCTGCAGGGAAATTAAGTTCTCGTATACCTCTCTTGGGCTCAAACCAAGCGTGAGACCCAGAGAGGATGTGTCAACGAAATCCAGCAGCGAACCACCACCAGCAAACCCCACCTCCATAACGACCTCTGAGGGCCGTTTATAGGCATGATCTGAAATGGCCGCGCCAACCTCCACGGGGTGCTCCGTGATTTCCAGGGTGTCGCTGTGCTTTTCAGAAATAACCACACTTGGCACAATTAAATTGGTACTTGGGCCAAGACGACGGGATTGCTGCTGAAATAGAGTAGAAAGGATATCCATTAACCCACTCCTGGTTGATTGATGCGCATAACCTTGGCGTTGGCGTCAATCTGGCGGCGACCAACCTCCTGACCAACTTCCATAGCGTTACCACCGTGAATGTTGTACGTGATGTTCTGCTGAATGCCGCCACCAGCACCGGGCATATTGCTCATCACCTTCGGGATATACTGTCGCGTTTCCTGCGGCATTAGCGCCATGCCATACTTCTGCACGTTGCCGATCCCCCAGTTGTAGGAAGCGAGCGCTTTGCTCAAATCACCGCCATTGGCTTGTAACAGACGGGAAAGATATTTTGCCGCAGCCTGGGCTGATTTGCTGGGGTCAAACACATCATTGCCACGTAGCCCCATATCCCGCGCCGTGCCGTCCATGAACTGAAACAACCCTTTGGCACCAGCACCAGATATCGCATACTGATTCCCGCCAGATTCAGTGATGGCCACACTGCGAAGCAAGCCAGCAGGAAGGTTATACATCGCCTCCAGCTTCCCAAGCATCGGACCCATCCAGCCGAGCAGTTGCGCCCCCGCCTTGGTGGGTTGAGGTGCTTTCTGATTGTGCTGATACCAGCCGCCGTCCTGGAACCGCTGCGTGACATCGTTCCATTTGTCGATAAACCACTGTCTGGTTGATTCAGCGCTACGCGTCACACCAGGTAAGGCGTCAGGCTGGTCACTGCCCTGTTTCAGTAGTTGCTTACCAATACTGGCAGCATCTGACCAGCGACCATCTTTGATAGCGCTCAGCAGGTCACCAATCATGCTCAGCATCTTACTGAATTCGCCCATCTGGCTGATGAAGTTGCTGAAATCCCACTTCAGAGACCAGGATTTAGGGTCAATATTCAGAAGTTTTGCCAGTGCCTTACCCAGATCGACGACGGTCTGCCGGAGGTCTTTTACCATCTTCAGGGCGGCGTCTACTTCCGGTTTCCATTTCCCCCAGTCAATCAGGCTTTTGCCGCCTTCTTTCCAGGTTTTATAGTCTTCCCATAGCAAAGCAATACTGGCAGCGAACGCAGTAACAAGCCCTATAGGAGACATCCAGAACGTGCTGTTAAGGATCCGCAGCGCTACCGTTAATGCGCCAAACAGCGTGATCAGTTCCCGCGTCTGCTTATCCAGTGATTTCCACCAGTCCAGCAGATCAGAAGTCCCTTCCATCAGCCGGGAGAATAACCGGGCAATAAGGTCACCCAGCCACAATACCCCCTTGATAGCCGCGGTCAGCGTCTGCTCAATTTTCGGGAAGTTGTCGAGAATTTGACGGCGTAATTTATCCAGTGAACCAGCGAGGCCACCAGCCAGGTTAGAGCCGATTTTATCCCGTGCCATCCCTGCCATTTCGCCGAATGACCGGAGCGACGTCATGAACCGGTTAGAACTTACTGCAGCCTGATCGGCATTAAAGCCGATCGCTTTCGCCATAGCGGAATATTCGCCTGAGAACCCGCCGACACCGCGACGCATCGCCATCAGGGTGTTTTCATCAATACCCAGCATGCTGGCGTACTGGTTAGCCCGGTAATACGGCATGCTGCTGAGCTTCTGGCCTACCCCGGTGAAGATGCTCGCCATATCGCGCATATTGCCGCTGGCGTCGCGTGTTTGCACACCCAGACGGTTAAGGAAGCCCTCCGCACCGGGATTGGTTCTGATAAACCGTGAAAGGCTCTCCAGCGAACTCATCGCCGAGTCAGCGCTGCCGCCAACCTGCGAAATGGCATAACTAACCTGTTTAAGCCCCTGCACCGTCGCGCCAGTGCGCTGGGAGGCCCAGTACAGCTTGTCAGACGCCTGGGCTATTTTTGCCGTAAAGGCGACAACAGAGAGTGCCGCCGCTTCAACAGCGAACCCGGTTTTAATGGCGTTAGAAGTGACTCCCGCCAGCACTGCATTAAATTTCCGCTCGCCGCTTTCATCGACTTTGAAGCCGAGCGACACGAGAAAATCTTTAATCGTCTCAGCGTTCATTCGCCTCTCTCCATCTTGCGATCCGGTACTCGTTGTCAGCCTTCAGATCGAGCCAGTCATTCATTCTGGCGATATCCGCCAGGTCAACCGAACCATCTTTGAGCGCAGAGTAAGGGATGTACCCGGCATCTACCGGGCGCATCAGATAGTCTTCACCATCAGGCAAAGAATCCAGCGTCAGTCCGCTTTCGGGGTGGGCGTCGCGTTGTCGGGGAGTTCTGGCAAAAAATTTCCCAGGCTATCGGCGACCACCCGCGCCACCAGTTGCAGCATGCTGAACAGATCAATGTCATCAAACATCAATTCACCACTGCGGAAGACTGGCGTCCATTGTTTGCCGTTTTCACGCACCACCATAGCGAGACAGGGATGGATGATAGCGTTCGTGTCTTCTTCGGTGAGTTTTGACAGTTCGTCAGCGATACGCGGTAGCAGAGTGTTGAAAACTGGCTCCAACCGTTCCAAATTAACGGCTTCGCCACCTTCCTCGCCGCCTTCCGGAAATAGCTCTTTTACGCCACCAGCCGGAAGAAGATTTTTGATGCTGCTAAAATCAGCCATCAGGCCAGCGAGGATCGGTAATAATTTGCGGGATACCTTCAACTGTTCAAACACGCCCAACTTATTGGCGCGGTAATTCACGCCTTTAATCGTGCATTCCATCGGTTAAAATTCCCCAAGCAGTTCATCAATTTTGATGCAGTCAAATACCCATGCAACCGTTCCGGCGACTTTAGGGTTGTTCCAGTCTGGTTGTTTCTGGAAGGCCACACCGCGTGCCGTGGCGATATCACCACTTGCTTTGTTACGGACCACAATCACGTTATTTCCCCAGGTGGACGAGGATTGGCTCTGCGCGTTATACATCAGCGAAAGCTTTTTATTGACCGGGGAAGTTTTCAGCAACGTAACGGTAATCGTCCCACTCTTGCCGCCGTGAAGGCTGTGCATACCCTCACCATCTGCGCCGATGGTCATGGTGTTTTTTGCCTCGGTCATCGCAACCACGATCCCCTCTTCGGAGTTCGCTGCACCAGCACCGAGTTCAATAGCTCCCGTAGGACCAGCCAGGGAAGCCGAGATATCAAGAAACGAATAAGCAGACATCAGGACTCTCCTTAGCGAACCACTGTGATTGCCACGCTGCCGTAATGGACAGCACCAGCCAGTTTCCCGGCGACCTGAATCGGCACACCCTTACGCGCTTCGCGATCGACCTGTAACTGGTCATCAACGTTTTCCGCCCAGGTGTAATAGCCTTTCGTCAGCATGTCGCCAGTGTTGAGCTGTCCCATCGGGCCACCCGTCCATTTGCCCGGCGCAAACAGGCCGTTCTGCACGGCTTTATCGAGCACCAACTCAATGTTCGCAATACGGGTAGTGGTTCCGGCGTCGGTCTGTGGGATTTTGGTTGTACTGGTATAGAGCGTGTTGAAGTCGGCAGTCTGTACCGCGTTCTGTAGCCAGTCGAGGCCGTGACGCTCGTCGAAGAAGTCACCATTGCTCATGACGCCCTGCTCAAGAATCGCTGTGTCGTTTTCGTAGTAGACGTAAACGTTACAGTTCTTCGCTTCCAGGTTATTGGCTTGCGACGTTCCCAGCGTTTCGTAGGTAATGCCAGGCTCCTGTTTAAATTTCAGGGTGATCGTCGTGTTACTGCCAGTGAAATCAACCGTGAACGCACGTGCAAAGGCAGACAGCGCGGCATAGCGGCTACTGGTCGAATACTGAATAAACGTCCGGCTGTATTTCGCGGCTTTCAGTTTTGAGGCCAGATCCGTAGTTGTCGCCGCATCCAGGATTGTCGCTTCATCAGTGGTAATGCCAAAGATACGGGAAACGGTAGATGCTTCAATCGCGGCGGATACGGTGATGATAGTGGCGTCATCCGGATAATCCGCTTCAGGTACTGCCAGATGCAGGCCGTACCAGGCGTTGTAGTCCATCAGCGCATTAACCGCTTCAAGCAGCGATTCAGCGGTGCCGGCTTCGCCATCGGCAAGCGTTTTCACCCAGCGCCCGACATATACCAGTGTGGGTTGCGGCTGCTGAGAGAACCAGATAACAGCGGCTTTATACTCTTCGCTGTCCACCCCGAAGTCATCACCAATATCATCAGGCGATGAGTAAGCCCGGAGGCGTTCGGCGATCGGGATGACGGTTGAATCACCCAGGATAAGCATCGAGCCAAAATTGCGCCCCTGCGCGGCCCGTGCGGAAAGCGTCACCGTCACGTTAGTGATACGGTTAAGGGGAAGCCCTTTTTCCATTTTAGTCTCCGGTAACTATCGTGACGTTAGGGCCAACGATAGATTTAACGTTGTAAGTACGGGTGTTTTTGCGGGAAAGGGTCACGGTCACGTCGTACCGGCGCACCCACTGGTTATTGATTAATTCGGGGAGGTTTCGTATATCTCCGGCATCCACCAGCGACAAACCTGTGATTCGTCGAAACGTATCTGAGTTTTGCTCAATGAATATTCCGTCACGGAAGCGCGTAGCCAGCGCAGAACCATCAGGGCCGTAGAAACAGAGCAGAACCTGAATCCCTTCCCACGACCATTGCTCGCTCTGCTCTTCGCTTACCTGGATGTTTGCTGGCATGCCAGGCCGTGAGAGCGTGGAGAAGTTAAATCCGCACCACGTTTTGCCGTTCGGCGGTATTTTTTGCTGGGGATCCGTAAAGCGCGGGTAAACCATATTTGCAGGCATCCCCGTAACCCCTCTCACCCAGCGACTTAGCTGTCGTTCCAGCTCTTCGTCGTAATCCGGTTCACTGCCAACGGGTGTAAGGTATCCGGGCTCTGTGCTGTCGTTACTCAACGGGTATACCTCCGTTAAATTCCAGCAACTCGCAATGCGCCTGAACGAACCCGGCACCGTATCGGGTGTAAGGATCGACAAATGTCACACGGTAATTACGCCCGCTGTACGTCACGATATCGGCATCAAGCTCAGGCGTTGAATCGCTGGCTGGCATCCCCTGCGTGAGCCGGAATTGCGTCACGATGAGGATTGCTCCGTTGATATTCTGTCCTGCCGCCATTCGTTTGGCTTCAAGAGAGCGGTCAACCGTCACCACGCCAGAGAACGGGAGAGACTGAGCAGTGTTGGTCGGGAAATTATCTTCATCGAACGTTTGTACCTGCCGATGACAAACCAGCGAGGTATCCATAAAGTCCGGATCCAGCAGCACATCGGTAACATCGAGAAGCGGCATTATTTTTTCCTCACGACATACGTAATCGAACGCAGAAGGAACCCACGAGCATAAAGCGGCTTATCGCCAGGGATTGGCGGCTTTGCTGCCCTGCGGTTAGCAATCGTCTTATCAGAAAGAGGAGTAAGGCGATCACCAGAACCGATCACCGCTTTAGAAGCATCACGGGCAATCTGTCCGGCGCTTTCGAGTTCCCGCATGGCTGCATCAGTTTTGCCTTCCATGGTTGCCTCTGCTGCGGCCATCAGGTGTGCCGTTGTTCTGGGTAAAGAGTCTTCAATACCCATGTCCAGGAAAGGCCTGGGCGGTAGCGTCACTACCGCACCGTCAATTTCAACGGTTGCCCCTGTCGATTGCAGATAACCCAGCTCTGCGTTCGTCAGCGGGGCGTCTTCGCGCTTAGGGCCATCCGGAATACCCACCAGCACATCCATACCTGAAAGCTGGCGTAGAGACTCCAGAACAGACTCAGCGTTATCTGTGGTAATCGTTAATCCGGATTTCATTACGGCGTACCTAACTGAATAGCCCCGGCACCGAAGATCATGAGGTATTCCCAAAACTCTGAGCCATAGCGCGTGTTATTCCAGAAACCTGCATCCGGGTTAAGCGTCATGCTGGCGTCATAGCCCACTGAGACCTTATCCACTGATTTAGATGTCTGAACGCCACTATTCGCCCCACCTGAAGCGCCAACAGCAGCACTTCGCATATCAGCCGCGTATAACGTCATGTAATGGGCGACAAACAGCTCTACTACGTAGGGGAAAATACCCTCACCAAACCTCGCCTCACTCATGAGGACGTCCGCCAGATTCAATCTGGCCTGAATCATCGTTGTCGGGTATTTATCTTCATCAGAAAACTGCGGGAAGTCGGTACGGAATTTCTCAGGCGTCGGCAGGCTTTTGTTTTTTGCCATTGGCTTTAGCCTCTTTGAGTTGTGCTTCAAGCTCGGCGATTCTGGCTTCAAACTCTGCAATGCGCGGATCGTCTGCCTGTGCAGGCGCTTCACCATCGGGTGAGCAATGCGCTTTCACAAACCAATGCTCTGCAACGGCATCATCAACATCATGAAAACCTGCAGCGAATGGCGTGATTTTGTCGCCGTCGTTGAAATTAAAGGCGGTCAGTACATAGATTCTCTTCATCGGGATTCCTTAGAAAAAAGCCCCTGTTAAGGGGCTATGCCTGGATTAAATACCATCCATGTAGTTCAGGGTTTCCGGGTAAACCGGCTCAACCGCGCCCAGCTTGCCGTAGTAGGTTACGAGCTGATAAATGCCGCGATACTGGATCGGTACGCTCTGCAGAGGAACCATTGGGAAGCGCACAAACTTTTTATCGTTCGTGTATGCAACCATGCGGTCTTTATTTGCCACACCGCGACCGATAGCCCACTTAACAGGACGAATGCTCAGCGGCTTACCGTTCTGGTGAAATGCAATCGTGTTGGTTTCAAGGTAGGTCAGCAGAGACTGGTTGCCAGCGCTGGAAACGATGGTACTTGCCAGGCAGGAATACTGCTCTGGTGGGACCAGCAAATCTTCAGGAACTTTCGAATATGCAGAACGAACCCACGCATTGCTCAATACCTGGTTGATACTGGCGCGGATCTCATCCGGGGTAGATCCCGACCACGCTTTAGCGGCGTTCGTCGGTGTTACCTGCGACAGGTTCAGCAGACCTTTCGCACCTTTTGCGGCGTCACCGATATAAACCTGCTCATCGGTATCCATGTTCCACTTCAGTTGCATACCGTCGTATTTCTGGGTATCGATAGGACGTCCAACCTGCGCCGCCGCCGCAAGTTCAACTACAGTCCAACCGAGCTCCATCCCCCACAGTTCCAGAGGAAAGCCGGTTTTAGTGATATCCACGTTCACACCAGCGATCGCAGTAGCAAGTTGGTTGATCCAGTTCTTACCGTTTGCGTTCGGTGTTCCTGCAGCTGCGAACGTAGTATTCGTGAAAGAGCTCATTTCATCAGCGATAGAAACATCTTCACGCAATTCGATATCACGGCTCCACGTCTGGGACGTCAGCGGGAGGTTCAGCGTCTGGTCTAATCGCTCCAGCTCGTGAACAAGAAAAGCACCAGTGCTGTCGATTGTTGCCTGGTCAAAGGTCATTGGCATTTTTCATGCTCCCTTAAATGTTATATGCCAGTTCAATATTGCCATCGGCATCGCCGGGACCATTGAAATAGGCGTTGGTGATCTGAACGGTGTTTGCATCATCGGCAGCGGCGAGGAAGGCACCAAGCGGGCTTGAAGCTGTCGGGGTGCCAACTCGCATAAATACCGGGGCATTGAGTGCAACAGAAGAAGCATCCCCGCCAATGTTGACGGTGACATATCCGCGTTTCAGATTGTCACCAGCGAAGTTATAGCCAGTACCAACCTGGCGGATCTTATCGGGCTGAGAAGCCGTCGGATAAGGACGAACAAAAATACCTGCCATTACCGTAACGGGATCGCCTGCTTCAACAGGAACGAACTTACCTCCAACAATCTTCCCGCCCAGCCCATAAGCCGGGAACGGTTTTGACGCATCAAGAATATGCGGTTCAACGGTTAAATCCTGCGGGCGAGAAATACCCCCGGCGATGCCCGCAGGCATCCGGTAAAGAATGGTGTTAGACATGGTTTAGCCTCGTTTAGCCCAGATTTCTTTCGCGGCTTTATTGATATCCGCAATAGATTTTGTGGTGTTGGTAGTCATCGTGCGGAAACTGTCTACAGTTTTAGCCGCTGTGTTGCGGTTTTTTGCCAGTTCAGAAACAGCGTTAAATGCCATATCTACAGTGGCTTTTTTCAGTTTGGTGATATCAGCATCACCGACGATAGAGCGCACCATCGCCTGATCGGCAGTTGACAGCACTGAACGCTTGAAGGCGGTAGGTTTTGCCTTCGACGGTAACTGGATACCCGGTTGAATCAGATCAGCACGATAAGCGGCGTCACCAGTAATAGCGCCTTCCTCTTCTTTTTTCTCCTCCTCGTCCTCCTCATCGCCAGTAGCGGAGGCTGCAGGAGTTAGCTTGGCTACCGCTGCGATCAGCGCTTTACCCCATTCCGGAATGTCTTCCTCGGCGTCACCTGTTCCCGGCAGTGTTGGCGCTGGCATTGGGTTTTGAGGTGATAAGTTAATAACCACACCACCAGGAGTGACAGACGTTGAAACATCATCATCCCCAGTCACGCTATCTGGCGGGTTATCAATCAAGCTCGCCATTTCGGCGGCATCGTTGGTTTTGCGGGCCTTAAGAAGCCGGGTAAACCAGTGTTTAGTAGTGCTAGGCATAGCATCCCCTATTTTGCAACGGAAACCAGCCCGCCCATTAGGGACGAGGGCCAGATGGTTACCGGTTATCGCAGATTGATTTGCGAGGCCGGGTGAAATTTGTTCGTAATCTGCGTCATAACCGCAGCTCACCTCATCATCGCCATCATCAATCGCCTGAAGTGCTTCAGGACTTTTAACAATGACATCAGCAAGTAGCAGGTCTGATTTATCCCCCTCACCGCGCCTGACGTTCTGGATGTGTCCGTGTGCCAGTTGCCGCCAGTTTTCAGGGGAAACAAAAATGATGTCGCCATTAAAATCTCGTGGATGGCCTATCGTTACCGCCATCCCTTCAAACGAGGCCATCGCGCGTTCGCTGAAAACCTCTTCAGGAGTTCGGCGGACAATGATTTTTCCCCACACGTCCGGGGTTAGCTCTGGCCTTTCGGTTTTGTCGTACTCCTGTTCGCCAGTGCGTCCAATAGGCACATCCTTGAACAGCACAGAACCATCAGCGAGCTGGAAACGGGTGTTCCCCAGTCGGGTTTTAAAGAAATATTTCATGGGTTACCTGCTGAATGGCGGGCATAGAAAAGGCCGCTCAGCAGCGGCCCGTTCAAATGGGATAATTGTTCAAAATTGGCGTCTATTTAACATAATGACTGTTACCCGCACCTGCTAGATCCCTCCCATGATGAAATGTCCTCCAAAGGCTTATTTCAGTGGGTAAAGTGGCTAAAAGCGCGTGAATAAAACCTGCATAAACTGGGTCAAAAAGTGAATAGGGTTAATTTTGCTCGAAGCGGTTATTTCCAGGTATTTAGCTGTTCCCCAGCGCTTCCCAGATATCCATAGCCGTATCGGTAGGAGCGAACGCCATGATGAAAGCATCTGCCACGTTCGGTGATGGGACATCACGCTTAGCCAGGTCCTTTTTACTCTCGACCATCACGCGTCCGTTTTTATCAAAATCACGGTGAGGGGTAGTCAGTTCCAGCTTTAGCTTTTCCAGTAACGGGCAAGATGAATCAATGCTTATCAACTCATCAACTGGATACTGTTCACCGTTATTAATTGCGTTGAAGGTATTACGGAACCGATCGGCAACCAGCCACCAGGCTTGCGCTTTAAGGTTGGCGAAAAAGTCTTTATTCGGAATGCCAATATATTCATTGTCCGGCTCGTTCACGCCAGCACCAGCATTGAATCGCTGGTAATTAATACGTGAAGCGTTCATGTTCTCGCGTTTGCGATCCTCGTTTATCTCAGAGAATTTGGCACCTGCGGAAGCGCCTACGCCTATTGAGTCGTACACGATATCGGCATCACGCTCCAGAGCCGCCTGATAGGTACGCTGGCAGCTCTTAAGCAATTCATCCTCTTTAGCCTTCCATTCATCAGCCCAGTAGACGACAGAGCCGTGGCGGTAGACGTTAGCGCATTTATCCGCGCCGCTGTCGGCGACGTCAAACCCAATACGCTTACGCCCGCTAGGTTCGAAATTAAGAACCTTATGCGCATCTACCGCCGCTTCAATCCACGACAGTTTAATAATTGCTGCATCATCGTCTGATTCCGGCACTCCCTCGTAAACATGCTTGAAACCATCAGGATCCCGCCGCTTAGCAGCTTCGATAACCTTCAGCATCGTATCGGACAGGAAAGGGTTTTCGTCGTAGTTGATTTTGCGGATAAGCGTATCTTCGGGAGGATCCACCACAAAGTTTCGCCATACAAAATCAGTTACCAGACCAGGGTTAAATATAAACCAGCACTCCGAACCTTCTTTGCGGATCGTCGGCTCCAGTATCTTCCACTGGTATTCCGTCAGCGCATGAGCCTCTTCTAACCACAGAACGCTGATACCTTCCAGAGATTTAATCTCTTCGATATTCCGCCATAGGCCATAAAAGACAAATTCAGAACCAGTCACCCTGTTAATAATTTTGTTATTCAGAATGCGGAAACGATGCCGCAGACCGAACCGGTCTATCTGAATTTTCAGCAGGGTGTATACCGATTCCTCAATTTTGTTCTGGATCTGACGAGCACAGCAGAAACGGAGGTTATATTTGTTGGAGAGGAATATTGCTATCCCCGCCGCATCCCACGACTTAGACGATGAACGTCCACCAAAAAGCACTTTGTTTCGTGCCTGCGTAGTCCAGAAATCTCTAAGAACCGGATTCAGGGTTGGTCTGGATGTCAGAGTAGAAGTCATTCAGATCTCGCTCTCCATTGCCATCATCAATACCAGCATCACGGCGAAGGCGATCCGCTTCCAGAGAGACCTTATCTGTTGCAGCTATGCGGTAATCAGTATCAGCAAATATTTTGTTAACTGTCGCCAGTGTTCCTACGATGGACTCAATACGCACTGTATTGCGCATCATGGCCTTTTCTGCGGCACTGATATTTTCCATCAGTATCTTTCTGGCTTGATCTTCCTCTGCATCTTCCAGCAGCGTTATCCAACGCCCGATGTTCTCTGCAGCTACCAGGTTATTGGCGCGTAGACGAAAAAGTTCATCCTCAAGAGTCAACGCCCTGGCATCTTCAATAACTTCATCTTTCAGTAATAGCCGTCTGGCATAACCACCGTGCTTCAGAGCGTGCTGGTTACCTGGTTGAAACGGATTAACAGGAGGGGCGGTACGCGAACCACGAATCGGTTTCGTATCTGTGAGAGGCTCGCCTTTTTCTTCTGCGTTCTTTTTCGAAGCTCCAGACGGCGCGGGCTTTCCAGTGGTACGCGCTTTACTTTTTTGCGTACCGGATTTGCGTACCTGCGTACCTTCCTTGCGTACCCATTCCAGCTTCTTGGCTCTCTTCCTGATTGCCCCCTCTGTGACACCGTATTGAGCACCTATTTCACGGAGGCTAAGAACTCCGGCCCGGTATGCCGATTCGATGGCCTCCCAGTCCGGTTTTGACATGGTTCTTGTCCTTCTGTTAAAGCCATTAAAAAAGCCACCCATAGGTGGCCTTTGTGATGGCTGTAATAGTTTTTTATTTTTTAACCTTCAACGCCTCTTGAATGGCATCGGCAAGTACCGCTAGGTGCTCAGCAACATATTTAAGCTCGACATCAGTTTTACAGGCTGAAGCTGCGTCTGAACTCCCAACCGATGCCTTCGCAATTTCAAGGGCGGCTTGAACAGCAATTAAGCGTTTTGTTTCATCATCAGTTTTAACGGCGCCTGACTTAAAGTAGTTCTCTAACATAACAACCTCCTTTTATATCGAGGTTACAGATTACCCTCCATGTTTGTCTGGATAAAGTAATATCAACTTCGCTTTTATCGATGTAGCAACACTGCCCTATTTCAAACACTGCGTTCGAATGTAGTCCTGCAAGTAGTTCACTTGCCCGGTAATGATAGTGATTCGCTCTCTGAGGGTGAAATAATCCCGTTGAGCGGAGTCTGTAAGTCTGGGGGCGGAAGCATCGCCCACGCTGCCGGAGGTGGTCGCTCCGTTTTTTGGACAGGTGGCGTTGAGACGCAACCCACACTTGCCAGAGCTAACGCAACGCTGCAGATCTTCAAGCTGGCTTTTCGCATCTGCTAACTCCTTCGTGTATTTAGCATCCAATGCGGCAACGTCTCGCTGCCGGGTCCGCATATCGGTGATGGTGGCGTTCGCCAGTTCCAGCGCCTTAACCTTTTCATCACGCTGCCGTTTGAATTCGGTTGCGTTGGTGTAGTAGTGGTTCGCCAACCATCCAAGGCATACAATCAAGCAGATAATCGCTGCGCTTATAATGGCTGTGATTCGACTCATTTTTGGCCCCACAAACACACTTCACGCTCAATCTCCCGCCGAGTTACCAATCCCTTCCAGATCTTTTTCCCCGCGTAAATCCAGACGCGTAGCTGCTCACAGGCACCTTTCGAATCGCCTTGGTTGATTTTGCGCAGCAGCGTTGAAGTCTGGAAGCTGCCAGCACCAACGTTATAGGCGAATGAGTACAGCGCCCCACGCATCGTTTCAGGGATTGGCTTTTTGATGTACGGGTTAATCTGACGGGCGACGGCGTTAAGGTCTTTATCCAGAAGAGCATCACACTCTGATTTCGTGTAAGTCTTCCCCAGCATGATATCTTTGCCTGTGTGTCCATAGCAGACAGTCCAGACGCCAACAACATCCTGATAAGGCTGATACCGCACCCCCTCAAGACCATCGTTCCCCGTAGGGCCAGTGATAAGCGCAGAGGCTATGGCAATTGCGCCACCACCACCAGCGATCACCCCTAGCAATTTATTTCTCATTGATGGTGTCATGATTACCCCTGAACATCACTCGCAATACGTTTCATTGCCTCAGCTACCACCTCAACCGCAGCTGGGCGATCGCTGTCTGGCTTTCTGGCAGCTTCAGCCAGATAACTAGCCAACAACTGAGTTCTTTTTTTTTCTTCATCAAGCCGCTCGCGCTCTTCCTTCCTTTTTGCGTAGTACGTCTTGATCGTGAAGAACGCAGATATCAGCGCACCAATGATAAAAACGTAATCCTGCAGGCTCAGGACAGAAAAGAAACCAAGCAAGGCAGACCACCAGTAAGGCAGATTGTGACCATCTGTTGGGTTCATACGTTGCATCTCGTTCACCTCCGATTAATACGGGGTGCTGTGTGTGGATGACCCCGCGGATACGGAGACAGAAATAAAAAATCCCCGGAAGTCCAGGAGCGGATACGGGGAAAGGCGAGGCACTGATTCGACCTGTCAGCGGTCTTAAATAAGAAAGCCCCGGTGATTACCGAGGCCTGAAAACAACAAAACCCGCACGGTGGCGGGTTCTGGAAAATTTCTTGTCGCTTGCGATACAGCTTTGCGAAGCATATACGAATTGAATCAGTTTACGCGCAAAATTGCAATGATTTTTTTAAGGTTTTTCCGCTTTACTGTCACTGAATCTCCCGGAGCTAACACCGAACGCATCACATAGCGGTGCGTATAGTGCCCGTTCTGCCACATGCAGCCATACGTCAATACGACTTTCGCAGGTACGCAAACACCATTCAGGATGCTTTTCATTGAGATCCCGCGCCATTGCCTTCTTGGGTTTCCCCTTCCCGTCATAACGTTCATGAAGCAGCGCAATCATTGCCGGGTTATCAATAAATGTTTCCCCAACTACACGATCAATAATCAGCGCCTCACTATCGGTACAGTGAGCAAGATGGCTCTTTTTATTCCCGTCCATCATTTCTCGCAGAAACGCTTCAAGCTCTGGCTTGCTGATACCCGCCTTTTTCATGCGACGAAGAGCTTCGTTAATTGCGGTTTTGGTGATTTTTTTGCTGGCTAGCAGTTGGTTAAACATATTCCCTGAACTACCGCCCCCGATGAACGACCAGCGCCCCCACATTTTTAAACGTCCCTGCACCATTGTGCTTTCAAGGGTATTCAGTCGAATAATCTCTCCGGCTTTGCCGGTTGCCGTTGGGTAAATCATACTAGCCCCTCATCTCTCCAGATTTGTTGCGTGCGCAATACGCCCTCGGCATGCATCAGCCGGAGTTCGTCGCGGGTATATTCGGTTTTGGTTCTGCCATCTATGGCGTCGTGGCAGCAATTGCAGGCGATAGCGCCCTGCTGGTCATCAGGTTTACAACCAGTGCCGCAGGTTCCAGCAAGCCGGTAATGAGCTAATACCGACGTTTCAGGATTACCGTTACATACGCCAGGAATTCTTACCTGGCATTCCCGACCACGGGCAGATTTTCGGAGATCGACCTTTCTCATGCGGCCAGCTCCAGTAGCTGCATGGCTACGTTTTCGGCTTCTCGTTGGGATGGGAAAGCTCGGAAGAGGATATGATTCCAAAGGACATTGAAAACAGCTTTGTAAACCTCATGAAATTCCTGCTCGCTCATATTGGCAAATGAGATCGAACGCGCCTCCCGGCGGCGGGTGTTATCCGGAAGAATAAATTCATCGTAGAAACCGGCTTCAACCGTCGCCCATTTCCGAAAGGCTTCGAATGATTTAGTGATGGCGTGACCATTGGCGCGACGATTCCCGACCCGTTCGTTATAGTCGAGCTCAGTTTGATAGAGAGTTTCGTCGTTGCCGACGATGGAGATCAGGTATCGAATATAGCCGTTCAGGTACAGCTTTTCCGCAGGGGTAATCGTACCGCCTGTCGGTGTCCAGTATTCAAACCCAAGATTGAGGAGCGCAAAGAAGCGCTTATGGAACAAGTAATTTCTGGCCTGCGTTACGTTACAGTTAAGCCAGATACCCGTTTTTATACGTTGCAAAAACTCGCTGGCCTCAGCGTTCGCCGTGGTCAGTGTCGTTGATGAAGTTTTTATCAGTTGAATCTGTGCCATCGGTTTATCTCCGTGGCACAGCGATTGCTCAGAGGGCTGTTCAGACCCGTATCAACAATTATAACTGATGTTACTCAGCTTCTGTATCTTTAATACCGGCTTTTTTCTTCGCCATTTCCAGTGTTTTCAAAGAGGTTACGAACTCATCTTTTCGTAGCGGGAACCCCCTTTTGACTTCCCCTCGATCCAGGTATATCAAAACTGGCCCAACATGCGCCGATAGCCCTGGAAACAAATTGTCTGGAATATGCATGGATTGCCCCTTGCGTGGTCACCCCAAAGCCAACACCAGAGGGGCTAAAATCTAAAGGCTGGCAGCTGCACCCGCCAACGACAAAGGATAACTAGTTCAAAAACCAATCGTCAGCGCTTTCCCACGTCTCCTGCAGGATTTGCTCTACATGTTTTTTATCGCCGTCAGCGCCGCCCAGAACACTCAGGCCATCATTGCTGGTAATTCGGATTCTTAATTTGCAATCGTCATAGGACTTGGACAGACGGCGCAAAAGCTCCTTTTCAAGTGCGGGTACTGCGCCAGTTGGGAGTTTTTTGTCCTTAGCAATTGTGAGTTCAATTTTCATTATGAGTATCTCATGCAAATACTGTATAAATAAACAGTATACCTGAAGAGTTAAATGGTCAAGCCCTTAAAGGCACTTTTTGCTAATACCATGTGCATGTTTAATTTGATGTTTTGGACACATAAAACAAAACCCGCCGTAGCGGGTCTGGGGTTAGATAACGGGGTTAGGGTCTTCATCAACGTAAGTTGCGCGGTTAATCAGGAACGTCAGAACGCCCTTCACCTCCACGTCGTCCAGGGCGTCACCCTCGATTGCTTCGCCATCGGAAGTAATCAGCGCGCGACCGCGAACGATGCCAAACTGAATTATCCCGCAGAAAGAAACGAGCACGTGATCTCCCTGCTTTGGTCGCCGGGAAACATCGATAACGGCATAACCCGAACTCGTCTCCAGTACGCGGCAATTAGCATCAATCTGGCAAAGTCTGTTTATTGTAAGTGTTTGCTCTACATAGTCTTTTGCGGGTGACGGGAATCCCATAATAAAACCTCACACGAAAATACTGTATATATAAACAGTATATCTGCGTGAGATTTTAGTCAACATACCGGGGCCATAAGGTCACTTCAATTGCTTTGGATCAACTTTGTTGTGTATCTCCCAAAGGCTAATACCGCAGCTCGCACAGAAGTTAGCGAGATAGTCCAAGCCGGACCACTCCCGGACACCTCCACGAGCGGCCTCTACGAAAACAGCAATATCCTTTCCCATCCATAAGCCAAACAACCGCCAGCCGCCACCATCAGGACTTTTAACAGCCGCGACGCGGGTAAGAACACCTGTCTGATAAAGCTCCGTAAAGGCTGGTTTCTTTCTGGTTATCATTCGCATAAATACAAACCTAAGATTTGTTGATAACAAATAGCGTGTTTGCGTTTTATGGTTTCACCTCCTGCGGGGCGGCTACGAGCATGGCGGTGCGGCAGGTTTTCTCTGCCCACTCCAGATACCGTTCTTTCACCCCTTCATCCAGACCGCCGCAATCGACCAGATTACCAACCAGTTCGAGGGCCAGTTTTTTGAAATCCGGCACTACCGGCGCTGGCTGCGGATCAAGGTACACAGGGAATTGGTTTTTCCCCCTCGTTGGTGTAACACATGCCATTCCAACTGCTGGATTTAATATGCCGCTGGTATAACCCCATGGCTTGCTTACAGCTGGCTGCGCGTGGCGATAGAGCTTGAGGAACTCGGCATTTTCCCCGGCATTCTCTTTGAGGAATGAGAGCTCATTTTCAGTGAGCTCTTGCCAGCCCGTGGTTAAGCCGTTGTAAGGATTGCGCTCCCGGTACAATATCACCGACTCGCTATCCAAAGCCTCTCGCTCGATGCTCAGCATGACATAACCCGGCATCAACTCGCCTACATCAGCTATGTGAGTGATTTTAGCGTTGATGAATTCTCCTGTTGGAGAGCAACAACCGCGCGGGGTTTCCAGCAGGTGAAGAGTGTCGCCAACACGATAATCACGGTCATTTTTACGCAGTTCCGCACGTTTAACGCCAGTACACACAGCAGAGAAGAACTCCGGGTAAATTTTCAGGTAGTGAGTAATTGGCTCTCTGGTTATGGTTGATTTGGTCATTGGTTGGCTCCCGTCGTATTTACCTGGTTGCGGTTAGAGCGGCACACCAATGCCCAAAAATTCATATCGCAAATCAGCGCCACTCGCATTTCCGCAGTAAAGCGACAGCCAAGCTTATTTGACTTGCCAACTGACCGACGACGCTTGCGCATTATCTTGCGTGTGTGAGCCGCCTGTACCTCAACCTGCCGATGCCTCGATGCATAGACACCCTTAGCAGGGATTTTCCGCGCCTGTTTCTGGTAAGCCGTTAACAGGTCATGTACGTCTGATGATTTAGCCATTATTCTGCTTTCCTTCGATAACATTGACTCCAGCGACGCGCATTTCATGAATGGCGTTGTCATTACCGGCACACCAACCCTCGGCATAATCCCGGCTAAACCCGCTCATGTGCATAACTTCGCCAACGGAGCGCTTCGGCAGCTTCACGGTGCGGGACTCCAGCTCGGCGATGCGCTGCTCAGCCGCCTTGCGCTTGCGGAACTGGGCTTTTCGACTTGCTTTGAGGTTATGCTTAGCCAGTTCAGCCATATATAGTTGATGCTCAGCGTTAGCCAAGCGCTGACGAACTTCATCGTTCTCCAGTTCATCAATTCGCTGCTGCGCCTTCTCCAGCGCCTCTACCAGCGCGTCGAGGTCTTTCAACTTTACAAACGTAATGTCGTCGCCAAACTCTTTTGCGTGGGCTGAGCGGCGTTTGAGGCTGGCTATCAGTCTGTTGATATCAGTCATGGCTGGCCTCCTCGAATAACACTTCCCCCTCAATTCCACCGACCTGATAGACGATCGAACCATCTTCACGATATTCCATTGGTGCAGCGCTCCAGCCTTCACCGTTCGGATCGTCATCGTCGCCAACTTGAACAAAACCGCCAGCAACTACACGGGCCGGATACATTTCGCCCTCTGTCCAGTATCCCTCGGTATCTTTGATGCATAGAATTTGCAGTGAGTTGCTCATTTATCGGACTCCCCGATTACCCAGCGAAGCGCACTGGCATACTCGCCCTCGGCAGATTCCAGGGCTTTGGTAATTTCATTGCGGGTTTTCAGGCGTGGCTTAGCGTCGCCCAGAACCTGACGCTGCCGACGGGCTTTTTCATGACCAGTGGTACCCGCGGTTGCCGTTTCAATCTCTTTAACCTTCTCGCGCTGGGCTTCTGGTTCCAGTGATGCGAGCTGACGAGCCTGTGTAACGGTGACTGTTCCGGATTCAACGGCATCCTTTACAGCCTGGGTGGCGTCCAGCAGTGACAGCGTTGCGCGAACAGTCTGAACGCTACAGCCAAACAACACCGCAATGTCGTCCTCATCGAGCCCGCGGTCGAGCGCGTCTGACATTTTCTTAGCCCGGCCAAGCGGTGTATCGGGTCGGCGAATTTCGTTTTCGCTGACCATGTATTTAGCCATCTGATTTGCTGATCCGCGCTTAACGACTCCAGGAACAAGCAATGGGTCTTTGCCTTCTTTCAGACGGAGTTTATTTGCCTCCAGAGCATGTTTAACACGCTGACGGCCAACAACTACGCAGGTGAGCCCCGTTTCAGGGTCTTTCCAGACGATGATCGGTTCCAGTACACCCAGCTCCGCAATGTTCAGTACCATCCCTTCCTCGATCGGCAGGTGTACACGCTCATCGTAAAGTGGGTGGGTCTTATCGATGACCAGGTGCAGGTTTTCAGGTTCGAAATTGAGCAAGTTTGTCTTGCCGCTGGCGCCATATGCGTCTTTTGAGTTTTTAGCCATTATCGGACTCCAAAATTTCTATGATTTATTTCACTGCTCGTGGATGACGCACATTTGCGCGGTAACTGTCCCACTCAAAATTCACCCACATACCGCCATCCATCTGTAAGCGGTCCATAACCCTTTCCCCCAGCGTTTCAGTCAGCGCTTCATGGTTCAGGTTCGTAAGGATCCCCACCGGACGTAAGGCGGCCAGTCGGCGATCAATAATTTGGTTCAGAATGACTTTCTCACCCTGGCTACCACGCTGAATGCCTATCTCGTCCAGGACGAGTAGATCCACGCGGCAAAGTTCATCCAGTAGCTGGGCTTCAGACTGGCCGCCGTCATAGCAAGCCCGAACACGCAACATCAGGTCTGACAGCGTCACTACCAGCACAGAGCGGCCTTTAGCGATAAGAAAATTGCCGATAGCAGCAGCGAGATGATTTTTCCCGGTTCCAGGTGTTCCACTGAAAACGAAGCTCGCAAAACCTTCCCCGAAGTTCTGGGCGTAACTTTTCGCTAAGGTGAATGCCCGGCGCTGTCCGTCGGTTTTCACCTGGTAGTTTGCAAATGAGCAATTACGGTGAAGTTCCTGAATACCAGAACGACCGAGAATATTTACGGTGCGGGTCTGGTGATTCTGCCGTTCGACCTCTTCAGCTCGCTTGCGGCCTTCAGCAGCTTGCCAGTCCTGCCACTCTTTGACGGTGGTGAATTTTGGCTGCACTGATGCCGGAATAATTCTCTTCAGGCGCTCAAGCGCACTGCCGGTACCAACAATATTTTTCATCGCTACCCCCGGAACCCTTTCGGGATAAAACCATCAGGTTGAGAAATTGCGTTTACGTCACGCGGTTTATTACTTGTCATTCCTTCAGGAACGATTAAGCCTCGCCACTCGTTTTCCATCGTCAGCCTCACAACGTATTCAGGGCTATGCCCCTTATCGCGATAGGCCGAAAGTTTATTTATCGAACCACTTACCCCTTGCTGGGTTTTAATTGGCTTACCAAGTTGTTTCCGATAATCCACCCACTCCGCCCAAAGCGCAGGGGATAGCCATTCCGGTAATTCAACCGAAAGTGGATCAAATTTATTTTTCCCCGCTTTCCCCTCGGGGGGATTTAAGGGGGGATCTTTTAAAATCTGTTTACTGCTTACTGCTTTCTGGATACCTGAAGGCAAAGGCGTAGGCTTATACTTAGGCATAGGCATAACCTTCTCGAAAGCCTCACCCATAGCCTTAGAAACCCCGTAGCATGCGGCTTTGAGCGCTTCCCATGCTTCCCATTTGAGAGGGCTTTCAGGCAAATAGTTGAATGCATTGGCCCACGATTTAATGACGTTTACCGAAGCTGGAGGATTATGTTTCGCAGCATTCGGAAGCCAAAACACTCTGGCTTGCAGGTCGGCTTTTACCAGACCTAAGGACAAGGCTTCGTCTAAGGCTAAGTCGAAGTCTTCGACATCCCAATTCAATTCTTCAGCCATAGCAGCACGCCCGGCTTTAAATAGCCCAGGTATAATTCCAGTGAAAGGACTTGTCAGAAGGTAAATAAACAAGCTCTGCCCACTTGGTGGCAATGGAGATAACGCCCTGAATTTAGGGTCATCCCACATTGTTATTTTGACCTTGCGATAAGGCTCGTTATTAGCCTTGGTCTTAGGCTTAGCGTTTGGCATACTTCTACCCTTCATTAAATCCAAAACCATTGGCAAAGCGTTTTTCTTGGCTCTCTGTAGGGTTCATCCCGACCATGGGTCCGATGCCAACGAATTGCTTTGATTGTGTGGTAACGCCTCCGGCGTCGGCTTTTCTCACGTAGCCTCGGACTAATGACCATGCTGAAGTACATGCACAACGGAGCCGCAGTAAGGGTGCCAAGTAATAAACCTAATAGGATCTGTCGAAACTTATGAATACCCTCTGGAGTGAGTTCATTCTTCTGTTCAACACAAACCCCGCTCTCATCTCGTTCATCTGGACAGTTATTACCTTTGCACTTGGTACTTACATCGGCCATTGGCTGGCTGTGAACCGAGACAGACGCAAGGAATTCAACACGATTGCCGATCCAATCGCTGTCGAGCTGATGCAGAAAATTAGACTTGCCAGAAAGGGGCAGCTCAACATTGTGCAAATTAGCTCGAGCGATATCGCCGAACTTGGGAGAGTCCTCAGCTACAGGAAAGCGCAAAGGCTCAGCCAGGCCTTCATTGCATATGAGGAGGCCTGTGAAAATTGCGGCGGTTATGTTGATGGTTTTTACAAATTTCATTCCCCCGAAATTCTTATTAAGGGTGCTGAAAATCTCCTGGCTCTTCTTAAGCGTCGGTAATTGCATTTATGCCCCCTCAATGAACCAGCGCATTTCCGGCCGGGCCACTGCTAGTAATCCGATCAGATAGCGCGATCATGGCCCCGAACAGCGCTTCAACTTCGTTGTCGATACGCTCTTTTCGGGAAACCAGTTCGCGGAACGTTACTGAGTAATAGCTACGCATTTTCGCCAGAAGTAGCGGCGGCATCGCTCGCTCTATCGCCGGAAGCAATACCTGTATTTTTTCAACAGCTGCTGGAGAGTCGCTCTCTACCCACCGGAAAATTTTCTGAGTGTTGCGGCTCAGTGCATCCGGGTGGCTATCGTCGAATAATTCTGGGGAGCGCAATCCCATTGAGAAATAAGCTTCCGTAATAGCGGAAACAGGAGTTTTGCGGCCGCCAGGATAAAGCGCCCATGCGTTCAACGCCTCGCGAATATGCTCATGCTTGATTTTCATGATTCACCTCGCCAGAGCGTTTTGCTTTAGCATATTGGTCGTAAACTTCAGGGTCGTATTGAAGAACACCGCCAGAAGCTATCTGTAGTCGCATAGCGTTTTTCTCCGGCACCAATTCGCCCCACACTGAAACTGAAGATGGTGCAACACCGGCTGCTTTAGCTAAGCGAGACTTACTTCCAAAAAATTTTACTGCGTCAGTTTTAAGCACTATTTTTCCCTCCTTAGGTTTTCCTAAGGAAGTTAGATCGTAGAGAAACTTAAGTCAAGAAAATTTAGAATTACCTAATATGGAAAATGAAACCCTCGGTTCACGTCTGTTAAGACGCCGCAAAGAGCTAAAACTGTCGCAAGCTGCATTAGGAAAGCTTGTGAAGGTTGCGCACGTCACGATCTCTCAATGGGAAAGAGATGAAACTCAACCAACAGGAAAGCGGTTGTTTGCACTGAGCCAAGCACTACAGTGCACACCTACATGGCTAATGTTTGGTGATGAAGAGCAAACCCCTGCAGAACCTATCACCAGTGAGCAGATAGAGTTATCTGAGCAGCATAAAGAACTCATTCGATTGTTCGATGCACTCCCTGAATCTGAACAGAATGCACACATGGAAGAGCTGAGAGCTCGCGTGGACAACTTCAACCGTCTATTTAATGAACTTCTTCTAGCCAGAAAACGTACTAAAAAAAATAACCCCACCACTAGCTCTTAAAAAACAAACAAAACGACTTAAAAAAACATCTTAATTTTCAGGTGGATGCAAAGCCGCGCCCAGAAACTTAGGTTTTTCTACAACAATTCTATTGCCATAAACCTTAAGTTATTCTAAATTTATCCCATCAACAGCAATCACCGCACAGTGATTACTCAGATAAATGTTCAGCTAGCCGGCTCTAAGGCAAAGAGGAAAGATGAAAGCAGATAACAGAAAGGATAGTGCGCCATTGATACTTGAAATGGACACTGACGCACTGATGAAACTGTTTGAAGAACTTGAGGTGTTACTCGTCCCTTCTGTTTTTCAGAGCCGAGATGAGTTTATCGACTGTCTTTTCGACGTAGGTGTCAAGTTCGGAAGGTTTGACCTCTCGAAGACAGTTAGAACAGATGATGCGTTCCTCCTTCGGATCGAACTCATCGACCTCAACACGGCGGCTTCGGCAATGCGGGCAGCGAAATTTCAAGTTCATAGTTAAGACCTTAAATTGACTGTGGAAAAAGAAGGTTAACCGATTCCTTTGACTGTGGAAAGCAAGGAACCCTCGCCGCCTGAGAGGGTTAACAAACCAGGCTCTTAACAGTGTGTTTCGTGGTGGTGAACTGCAGAGTGAAAAAGCTCAACCGTGAAGATCAGCGACACGGCATCACCGACGAAATACACTGAAATCAGGTAAAGGACGTTTAATAAGGTGCAACATATATTCGAGAGGATATTTAAATGAAACACCAGCATTACGGTACTGAAGAAAGACAGCGTAATAAAGTCATCCCCGGCACCATGATTAAACATAATGGCAGAATTTACAGAGCATCCGCCAACGTTGAAAAAGGTCTTTATGTTCATTCAGTAATGGAACAAACCATTATAAAAACCGAATATGTCGAGATACTGTTAAACGGACATGGTGAATCGTTAATTAATTAAGTTTATAAGCACACTATTATTAATGTCTTAAATGGCAGAGCATCATTCAATCAAAAATCAGGAGTGGGTATATGTTTGGTAAAGTTGAAATCAAATCTACAGAATTCGAATTACGTCGTGTTAATAATGTCATTGCAACTTTCAAATGTAATGACTCTGTATCTGGCGTCATGCACTGCCCGTCAAATGGTCCAATTACTATCGTTCTTGATGGTGGTTATGTTCTGGGTGAATTCCACTGCGAAGTTTGTGCCATACGTGAAATCAGCCTTCTCACCATCAATATTGAGGATGCTGATAAACATTACGGAGCCAGCTACTCGCGATACAAAGAACTCTTTGGAATCGGTGCGTCCTGTCGCTCCGTTTACGCCTAACCCATGCTGTCATTATCAAATTTTGACGCCGTTGAAGAACGGCGTATTCCGGACGATATGCGCAAAACCATTCTGAGAGAGAAAGAGGCTGAGTTATCTGAATGGTTTTCACAGTCAATTAAGCCTCGTTTTATTCAGGAAGCAGTAATTGAATCATTAGGCGGAAAGGCTGATGAACTGGCAGTAAATAACGCCTTCGATGTTTGTCATGTTGAAGAGCGTATAGCGGAGTTTATCGATTATTTATCTGATGAAATCGCGCGCCAACAAGTAATTATTAATAGTAAATTTACAGACTGATGGAGAACATCATGGCTCAATATACTTTTTACGCTGTGGAAAAAGGTGCTGGTGATATTCAGCCGACATTTAAAACCACCTTCACATTTGAAGCTGCAAACATTCGCCAGGCTCGTGCAATTTCTACAATGAAGTTCGTAGAAGAATATCCAGAAATTGATGATGAAGCTTGCGACACTGTTGTTTACGAGACCGCAGACGAAGCAGTTATTGTTCATGCAGCTATTGACACATGGGATGCTGAAATTCTGAATGATTATGGTTGGGATTTTGAGAATAAACGTCCCGTTAAACTGAATAGTGATACAAACGAAGTTGACTTTGACAAACTGTCAAAATCAATGCAAAACGCTGTTCTCGTCAAATATGACTCTGTATCTATTACGAAGGACATGCTGGAAGATGCTTCCGAGCTTCTTCAGGATCAGATGGGAACGTTTGAAGGTCATATTGTCGAGGCCATCAATAAGACTCCTGAAATTAATGCGATGTATCCGGAGCGTAAGCTCTTCGCCATTGGCTGGGTGAAGCACAAATGTACGCCTAACAAAAAATGGCCTGAAATTAAGGCCGAGCTGCATAACTGGAAAAAACGTCAGGACTCTGAACGCAAGGAAACTGGCCCTTCTAAATCAGTGGTGGATATTGCGCGCGAAAAAGCTGCCACCCAGACAATTCAGCAAACAAACAGTACAGCGCAAGCGAAAGCCAGCGGCGCTGATACGGATCGTTTTGACATTGTGTTAGCCATGCTGGTGATGGGCGTCAACCCGGAAAATGCCAGCGCATCTGACGTAAAGAATGCAAAAGAGATTATTAAAATTCGCGACTCTCACTGGTGCGCATGGCATGAAACGCTGAGTGAGATTCCAGGTATTTTCACCCTGCCTGAGAGCGAACTTTACTCTTTAACTATCGAAGGGATGAAAGATCTCAAATTAGCAAAAGATGATGCTGGCCGTCTCGCTTACGTTCGCGAGCGTTTTGCAGGGCATCCCCTGCTCCCGGATTATCAGGTAAATGAAAATGACGACGAACAAGAACCGCAGAACGGCCCTGAATCAGTGGCAGATGAACAGGAAGAAACTGGCACTGATGATCCGGAACAGTCATCTGTCGAGCCAGAGACGACGCAGGAAGAACAGGTAGAGCGTCAGGGGCCATTCTATTTCCTGCTTGCCGACGGCGAGAAAGTCGGGCGCGCTAACAAAATCACCGGGCTTGATAAAGCATTGGCCGACGGTGCAAAGGAAATCAGCCAGGAGGAATATCAGGCCCGTAAAAATGGCACATGGCAATCTGAGGAATTACCAAAGCGCGAGGACGTTGATAAGCAACTTGCAGCTGACCGTGGCGAGTATATCGAGGGGATCAGCGACCCGGAGGATAAAAATTGGATTACTGAAGATCTAACCAAGTCACCAGCTAAAAATTCTGATGCCGTAGAAACGGAACAACCTCAGGCACCAGCACCTGTTAATGACTATCAGGGGGTCGGTGCCAGCCTTGAAAAAGAACTGGCTGAGAAACCAGATACCGCCCGTGAAAATATGGCTATCTGGCGCAGTGTGATGCGCACAGATCCGCGCTTCACAAAACAGATGACAGGTACAGGCTTTGAAGGAACCAGTATCAACGCCGAGTACATGATCATGCGAGCCACTGAAATTTTTGGTCCTATCGGTAGCCGCTGGGGATACGAAATTCAGGAAGACAGGATGATCCCAGGAGCCCCGTTCTCTGAACCGGTTTATAAGGACGATAAATTTGTTGGTACGCGCATGCTGCGTGATGGTGATGGCACCCTTCTTTATGAACAGAACCATAGCATCCGGATCCGTCTCTGGTACCAGAACGGCGATGAAGAAGGGTCGGTGATCGCTTACGGTGCGACTCCTTACATGTTTAAAACAAAGAATGGCATCAAGTGCGACGGCGAAGCACAGAAAAAATCACTCACTGATGCGTTGAAAAAAGCGCTGTCTCTGCTCGGATTCTCTGCTGATGTCTGGTTGGGGCTGTATGACACGCCTGAATATCAGATCGAAAACAAACAGGAATTCGACATTAAAAACGCCAGCGATAAGGCCGAGGACGTTACCCGTCTCCGTAATGAGCTGGATGAAAAAATGAGTCGTGTGGCTAACACCATGGAAAAAGGTGTCACGCCTAATGAAGTGAAAAAGACTTTCGACACGATCGCTCGTGAAGTCGAGGTGCATCGTAAAGCCGCTGAGGCTAAAGGTGACCTTGATCATGCGAAATATCTTTCCGGTCGCCTGCGCCGACTGGCACAAATTAAAGACAAACGTGTTACAGAATTAACCAATCAGGAGCAATCAGCATGAGCCAGAACACTACCGCAATTAGTATCGCCGACAACATGAATAAGCTTCTGGCTCTTGTAGAGTCAGGTGAATTTACCCTTGATGATATCTCCGACACGATTGAAGGTGAAGAGCTGGCGCTTGGCGATAAATTCGATGGGATCATGTCTTTGGTTAGAAATCTGGAAGGTCAGGCCAAGACTTTGGATGATGAACTTAAACGCCTCAGCGATCGTAAAAAATCATTCACAGGACAGGCCAAAAATCTGAAGGATTACATTCTGAAATGTATGCAAGCTGCCGATTTGAAGAACTTCAAAACCGAACGCAATACGCTAACGGTTAGAAAAGGCTCACTGTCAGTAATCATCGACAATGTTGACCAACTTCCGGATGAATTGGTGGACGTGGCAACAGTCGTTGCACCAGACAAGAAGAAAATCAAAGAAGCAATCGAAGCCGGGCAAGATATACAAGGCGCGCATCTTGAAGTTGGCCCCGAGTCTCTGCAGGTTCGCTAATGGAGGGCGGCCGAAAGGCCGCTATTACAATGACGCTTTCAGTAAAAGAAAAAATCGCAAATTACATCCACTACTATCCCGGCGCGCGGGTTTCTGAAATCGCCGAAAATGTCGGGCTGAATGATCGCTCATGCTATGACTTTCTGAAAAAGCTTGTTGAAACTGGCGTTGCAGTCATGACGAAAGACGGTCGAGCTGGCGTTTACTCCGCGGCTCCCGATTATGTCCCGGCATTCTCCAAGCCAGCGCCACCGTCCAGGTTCTCTCTGTGCGAAATTCAGCAGTGTGAACAGACCATACAGAAATTAAAGGAACGTGGGTTGCACCGTAGAGCATTAACGGAGTTACGCCGCCTGTCGAGCATGCAAGAAACCGCGCGCGGAGTTGAAGCCGTATCACGACAATCAGCACGGCTGAGCTGAAGTGATTTTTAAGAATCAATTAACGCCGGGAGGCATGGTTAAAATGCCCCTGGCTGAGAGGAAGTCATGGCACATATTAAACTGACAACCTGGGCCGCTAAGCATTATCCGGATGACACTCCGCCGATAGGTACTCTTCGCCGCTGGGCAAGGAATGGGAATATCTACCCGGCACCGGAACTACACGGCCGTGAGTACCGTGTCGATCCTGATGCTTTCTATATCAAGCCGAATAAACCTGGCAAGATCCTTTCACAGCACCACCCCAACGGGCGACCTGGCACAAAGAGCCCTTTACTGGAGAAGTTGATCGATGAGTCGAAAAAAATACGATGCTAATTTACCGAAAAATCTTACCTTTCGAAAATCAAGCAAAGCATTTTACTGGCGCAATCCGATCAGTGGGAAAGAGTTTCCGCTTGGGCAAATCTCACGCCGCGATGCAATCGCACAGGCCATAGAAGCCAACAATTACATCGCGCAAAATTTCACGCCGGTTGCGCTTATAGAGAAATTAAAGGGGCTTGATTCGCTAACTGTCAGCAAGTGGATAGACAGTTATTACGAGATCCTTATTCGTCGCAATTTGGCGGCCCATACCTACAAGGCCAGAGGAAACCAGCTAGCAACAATCAGGGAACAGATGGGAGGGATGATACTGGCGGAGGTGACAACCCGGCATGTTGCCGAATTTCTACAGCAGTGGGTTGCGGCAGGAAAAAATAATATGGCGGCATCAATGCGCTCTGTGCTTTCTGACATGTTCCGAGAGGCGATCGTAAATGGTCATGTAACACAGAACCCGGTAGAGCCGACCAGAACGCCGAAAATTATAGTGGAGCGTGACCGATTAAGATTTGATGCCTATATAGCCACGAGGGATAAAGCCGATTTACTTCCAGACTGGTTCGGGCTATCGATGGACCTGGCACTTATCACCGGACAGCGCCGGGAGGATATCGTTAGTTTCCAGTTCAGCCATATTTACGATGACCGGTTACACGTAACCCAGAAGAAAACAGGAATGCGCATTGCCATTCCCCTTTCACTCAGTTTGCCAGTAGCCGGGCTACGACTGGATAAAGTGATCGACCGCTGCAGGAAGTTGAGTAACACCGATTTTCTGATTAGCGCCGGTGCATGGAAGAACAGTCCTACGGGGAGCTTGCACCCTGACGGTTTGACAAAGAATTTTGTTAAGGCAAGAAAATTGGCAGGAATAGAGACGAGCGATAACCCGCCAACATTTCACGAGATCCGCAGCTTATCAGGCCGTCTTTTTAAGGAGCTACACGGGGAAGAGTTTGCGCAAAGGTTGCTGGGGCATACGTCAGAAAATACGACAAAATTGTATCTGGACGAAAGAGACCAACATTCGTACGTTATGATCTGATTTTTATGTAAAGGGAATGTTAAGGCGGGTTTTCTTGTGTTATAAGTGGGTTCGACCGGAATACAGAAATTCGGAAAAATTTCGGAGAATTTCGGTGATACATGTCTAAGTGATTGAATATAAAAGACATCAAAAAGAGACCGAATACGATTCCTGTATTCGGTCCAGGGAAATGGCTCTTGGGAGAGAGCCGTGCGCTAAAAGTTGGCATTAATGCAGGCTAAGTCGCCTTGCCTTATAAGAATAGTTGACTGTGACAGGTTTTCCAGTCCGCGACAAAAGCGGTTGAAAAATTGCTGACAAAATCCGTTGCGCCAACAAAAAACCGCCGCGTTTTCTTACCAGACGCCGGCGGTTTTTTATCTTTAAAACAAAGTGATATAGGTAATTATCAGCAGAGCTTTTGCGCACGTTCGATAAATGGCGCCAGGCTCATTTTTTGTCCCGGATGCTGCGGGTCGTCGGCCTGGATGACAGAAATCGGCTGAGCGCTGGTCTTGCCGGCCTTCACTTCCTGCTCGGCGACATCATTCAGCGGATACTGCACCAGGGTGCTCGGGTTAATGGCGTACAGCGCATTCCCCGGACGGCAGGTTAACATCACTTCTTCACGGGTGAACGCCCAGTTGTCCTTGCCCACTTCAAAACGGCTCACGGTGATCACCTGTGGCGCCGCTAGCGCGGCGCCTGAGCTTGCCAGTAACAACATTGTCAGAACGATTTTTTTCATCAT